CTACAAAGTCTGTGTTGTTTTGACCGCCACCTGCTGGCAGCAGATCGGCTAAATTCGTCATTTATACGCTCCAACCAATGCTTCCGTTTATGTAGGTCATTGTTATTTCAGCGAAGTTCTTGTCAAAGGTCAAATCAGTAGCTGAACTAGCTATATTGCTTCCGTTACGCGCCACTGTAAAACTAGTAGTTGCCGCTGCACCTGTACCGTCCTTCACGATAACAAAGTCACCAGCCGATGGGCCAGAAGGTAAGGTAAGGGTAATACTTCCTGCGGTTGCTACAATAAACTGACCTGATGTAATGGTAGGCATACTTACCCCAGTAAGCGTAGGATCAGGTTGGCCTCCAGTTACAACTGATGTTCCATCCTGTTTTGTTACTGAAACCCGGATAACATCATCGTCATCTTTAGTTATATAAATCCTATCCCCTGCGGCACAGGTATAACTAGCACCACCATTAATGTTGCACGTAGTGGCGTTAAAGGTCATGGGCCATGCAGCAGCAGCTATGAGTACCATCTGCTGGCCTTTAGTCATGGTAAATGCAGTCGTAGTAGTTGTTCCTGTAATTACTGCTACATTACCCGTTGCGCTAGTAAGGTCTACAGTCGTTGCCGAAGCTATATCTGCATTCACTAAACTAGTAAGCCCTGTACCACCGTTGGCTACTACCAAAGTCCCTGTCGTAGTGATTGTGCCTGATGAGGTTATTGGGCCACCACTATAACTTAACCCTGTTGTACCTCCAGAGACATCTACAGAACTAACCGTACCTGACCCCGCTTCAGTAGGATTAGCATTAAATACCGCTGCACCTGCCCCTGCTCCATCAGTGTATACAAATACTTTTTCTCCAGTCCCTATAGTGACTTCTGCACCGGAACCCTGCTTAATAGCGATTGATTGCCCACCAGTAGTAGCGTTCTCAATCATCCACATCTTGCTTACCGTATTAGGGCCAAGTGTGGCAGTTCGTGTACCAGTTAAAGAAACGGCCGAAGTAAACTTCAAGTACAAGGCTCGTGCGCCATCGGCTGTAGCATCAGGGATAGTGAACGTTTCATTAGAGTCAGCCGCAAATTGTTTAGTGCCGTACCCTAACGCATCGGTAATGAGTTCTAAGTTCGTATTGGTACTGGTTCCCCACGTACCATCCTCATCTCCGGTTGTAATCTCTTTTAGTCGTAAATTGTTTACATAAGTTGCCATAATTAAGTCCTATGCCGCTTTGTCAGTATCTATGTCCACCCAATTAGGAGTTTGAGGTGAGCTTATATTAGTCCAATTTGGTGTCTGTGTAACGTCTATCGAACTCCAACCTTTAATTGAAACAGTGCCTATGGCTCCTGTACCTACAACCCCGTTGGGGTATGCAACACTACTGAAGCTTGCTGTAACCGTACCAACAGCCCCAACTGCACCTACTCCGGTAGGAGTAACTATTACCAGAGGCGTAACTGCTTCAACAGCTCCAGTACCTTCTACTCCTGTAACCGTGTACGACCAATCGTAAGCTGGGGTTACTGTACCGACAGCACCTGTACCTGCTACCCCGTTAGGAATAGTAAATACGCTGCCAATACTGAAGGTGACTGTACCTACTGATCCGGTTCCGCTTATACCGTTAAGTACAATATTTTCGCTAGTGTTAGTACTAACACCGTTTACTTCGCCTATCCCTTGTACCCCAGTTAAACTGAAGCTTGGTACAATGGATACACTACCGATAGAACCTGTGCCTTCAACGCCTGTGGGTCTAACCAACCCGGTGTAGTTCAGTATTACTGTTCCTACTGCGCCTGTACCTTCTACTCCCGTAGGGGTAATGTTGGCGGTATAGTTTACAGAGACAGTACCAACAGCCCCTGTACCTGACGTAGAAATGCCATTAGCACCCCACGCGCCTGTACCCCAACCACGCGCACCCCAAGTTGCACCGAGGTCTACAAGAGTAGAGGCTTGACCACCCCACCTATTGTGACCCCAAGGTCGTTGACCCCATCCACTCATGGCAGTGGCCTATTACGCTATACGAATAATCGCAGTAGCAGCCGCAGCAGCAGGGAATTGGATTTGGAAATCACCCGTACTTACCGTTTGATCCCCACCAAAACTCAACACCGCACACGCAGAGTTAGAATCAGTTGTGTCGTAAATCAACCCTCCACACGTTGTAAACGAAGAGGAAGTCCACGTTACTGCACTAAAATTAGTAATCGCTGTTGTACCATCGGCTGTAGGCGTGACAGAAGTAAGAAGCTTACCCCCTGTGGTATACCCTGTACCTGATAGCTCATCACTGTTGCCAGTAACATCACTGTAGTTGGTAGTAGCTGCACCGTATGTACCACTACCGGAAGCAGTAGCTGTTAGAAGTGCCAGTTTAAAAGTGACACTTCCTGCGGTGAAGTTATGTAAACCCTTCATCAGTTCAACTTTAAACGATGTGGGCATTGCAGTTGAGATTGTAATTGCCATATTAGACCTCTAATAGTTTGACGAGTTCAGGATGCCCAGCATCCGTAAAACGGTTGGTTAATGTCGTATTATGAGAAGCTACAGCCTGACGTAAATAGTTGGTCATTACGCCTCTGATGTCTTCTCTAAATGCTTCTGCTTGCGCCTGTATAACAGGGTGTGAGTTACTACCTATAGATATCACTTCGTTCACGGCTTGCTCTGCAAGTTCTTCAGGGGTAAACCCCCGGCCCGAAACCATAGTTGCTGTTGCTATTCCTATCTTTGCGCCGCCTTTTGTACCAATCATAAAGTATCCTTATTTAGGGGTAACTCTAACTACTCCAGAGCGATAAGTGTCAGTTTCTAATCGGCCTGACCCCAGGTTTTGAAGTAACGTAATAGATTGTGCATACAACTTCTCATACAGAGCCACCATATCTGGCTCTCCTTTTTGAAATCTTATTGCCTCAATAAGGGAAGCGTTAAGCAACGCTGTATCAAATTCCGTTCCTAACCAGGTAGTACCTGCCGTGACAATAGACTCAGGGTACTCAGCAAAATGAATTTCAGATTGATAAGCTGCATCGGGTGTCGGCCCTAGGATAAAAGTAGTCTGCCCAAATATACCGTAATGTACAGGCAAGCCTGTTGCTGTAGGTAAAGGGTAAGCTTCCCGCATAAAACTAACGTCCTTGTTAAGCAGGTAATGGTAATCTCCAGCCCCATCTATAACGGCTAGAGAGTACACATACAATATATTAGAAGGCATCGTCAGGTACTTATTGTTAAGGCTCATATTACCCGTTTGGTTCTTACGCATGGCAGGTAAATCTACGGACGCAAAAATAGTTTGCTCTGCTTGTTGGGTAAACATAGCCAACTGATCGTCTGTAAACGTTTGCTCACAGATATCCTGTATATTGGTTTTAAGCTCGGTGTAATTCACCTAACACTCCCTACGCCATAGGCCCACGAGCTATAATGCCCTTAGTTGCTGCACCAACACCGCGTATTTTTATTCCGCTAGTTTTAACTGTCCCAGAAGACTGCTCTGGTGAGTTAACTTTTGTACCAGGGTTGTACTCTTTAACACCCGGCATCTTTTTAACTTTAATCTTACCCATTGTTTCACCTCATCAAGTTGGTGTATTTGCTTGCCCACCCATACCGCTGTGAGCAGTGCAATAATAGTGTAACGTAGGTGCTCCTGCTGCTACTACTATTTGTGTATAAGCCCCCGGATTACCCGGTGCTCCATTCGTTGTGACTCCGGTAGTATATTCTACTCCCCCACCCCACGTTCCATTTGGAGTTGTTGAAAATCTCAACGGGTGTGGGCCATTTGTACCATCTGACTGATCGAATTTATAAGTGTTCCCTTCAAACAAAGTTAATGTAGGGCTTACCACGCCATCTATATAAAACTTATTACCTGTCCCATATACGTTTGTGCCTGTAGCCACTGTAACTGTTAATGTAGTGGTAAGTACTATAGACACTTCTCCAACATGCCCAAAAGCAAAGATAGGGTCTGCTGGTTGTAATCGCGCTCGACTTTCAGGGTAACCTGTAAAATCGGGTCTTGGGTCACGTATTGCCTGTGGGTCATTCACAGGAAACGTTCCTAACATTAACTGTGGCTGGTCAGGGTTCCAACATTCAGGACAAGCTTTAATGCCCGTAACCACTGCTTTTATAACAAGTGGTTTTAACTGTCGTAGCCTGTACTGAAAACCACATACATCACATTCTGCTAACGCATTTTGCCCTGACGCAAATCTTTCGCTCATAGCTATCTAGGCCCATACAGGCGAGGGATAAGCATTTCAGAAGCTTTTTCTCTGTCTTCTCCCGCTGCCAATGTGTATTGTTCATCATATTGCGCTTTTAGCATTTCTAAACGTGGCATACCTTCGGGTAATTTAGTTGCTATGTAATACGCCAAACCTGCCACCAACGCTGGGAAAAACCTAAAAGGCATATCAGGTGTTTGCACTCCAGCACCTGCGTCTTGTATACGCCGCAATCGCCAATACCTAACTATATAGTAAGGTACTCCCACTGTACCTTGGTCAGGAATAGGCCACACTGTAATGGTAGGTTGGTCACGTAGCCTGTCTACCCAACACTGAATAGGTCGGCCTTGCGTCAGTTTGTTAGGGATAGAAGCGTAATTATCTACACTAATTCGGGAGAGGTTTAAGTCCGTCTGTAACGTGGTGCTACCTTCGTTAGTACGGATAACTTGTTCAAGTAAATCAATAGTATCCGCAGGAAGGTTGTAAGTAGCAGTGCCTTGACCAAGGTTTACAAACCCTTCATCAATCGTCCACATATTCACCCCACGGTTAGCCCACTCTATAGTAAGCAAATTCATAGAGCGTCTAGCAGTTTTTAAATCGTATCCCGAATGCAATTCACGCCCAGCACGTTCAAAAGCTTCTTCAGCAACTTCTGTGAAGTCCATCGTAAATGCTGTAGTGCCAGACGTAGCCATGTGTTAGCGTCCTCTTCTTTTAACTGGGCCTTTCTTTTTAGCGCCTACTCTGCCGCCACCGCGCATCTTTTTTGGCATCATCATACCACCGCCGCGCATTTTCTTAGTAGTTGCCATACCACCACCGCGCATCTTACGTTTCTTAACTGGGCCTTTCTTTTTAGCACCTGCCATCTTGTAATCTCCTATAGAATTTATTACGTAATTTATACATCGGTTCTACATCATACTCTTTGAAATATTGCTCGTAATACCCCACAGACCGTAGCTTTTCAGCCGCTTGCTCTAACTTAGAAAGCCGCTGTACAAAAACCAGTGCATATTCAATGTCTGTCTCTGGTTCAAAGTCTTCACTATCTAGCAGCTCTTGTTCGTCATCGTCAGGGTGAAACCCCATAACCCATAAGTCTTTGTCTTTGTACAAGTTTTCAGAAATACGTTTGTTGATTATATCGTGGTATTTATGAAATCTGTCTTCTCTTTTTATAAAATCAGTATCTACTATTATCACTAAGTCCTTGTCTTCATTCCAGTTTTTTAGAGTATTAGAAAGTAGCCCATAAGATTTATCTTCCTTAAAAACCACTTCAACTTTGTTGTCTTCCCACGCTGCTTTTGCGTAAGGACACGCCGGTATATCATTGAACTCAGAATTGCGTGGCTCTAGTACGTGTTTAGACCAACCTCTAATTTCTGTAACTATTTCTGTTTTATCTTGTTGGTTAATCATTTCTTTTTCTTAACCGTCTTTTTTCTACGTAAAGATTCTACTCTTCGTGGCTTACCTGCTGGCTGCCCCAAGCGTTTCTTTTGCGCTATACGAGACTTCTTTTCTGCCGCTGTCATTTCCTTTGACGTTTTAGGGGTTTTACTCGACACCTTTTTAGTAGGTCTACAATAGGGCGTTCCGCGCTTATCCCCTTTCTTTCGACCACAAGCTTTGCCCGTTTTTACGTCTTTCCAATCTTCTTTGAACCAGCGTTTTAACGCGGCTCCTTTTTTAGTCTTACGAACGGCCACGGGCTTTCTTCTTCCTGCACTTAGCGATAGCACCTGACGCATAGGCAGAAGGGAAGACTTTGTATTGTTTCTTCACCTTCCGGTAACAAGCATCTTTAGTAGTGCCTCCTTTTTTTAAAGCAATAGGTTTAATCCTACCCATGCCTCGACACTTCATCATCTAGGCCATACCTCTTAAAGTCTTAGCCAAACGTGCTCGTTGTCCAAGTTTACCTGGCTCTTTAGCAGCAGCATTAAGTTCCTTGGCTGGTATTTTTTCACCCGCTTTTACTCCTAGCTCTTTACGTAAAGCGCCAGGTTTTTTAATAGCGTCTTGAATCCAACCGCCCTTTTTAAGTTTCCTGCTTTTCTTCGGCATCTTGTCTGGGTTCATTACACCCATGCCTCGACACTTCATCATGCAAGTTACCTCACTTAACTTTTTTCTTTATCACCTTTTTAGGCGCAGCTTTCTTAGGCTCCGCTTTAGGTTTTGCTTTAGGGGCGGGGGTTTCACCCGGATCAGGTCTGCCAAATAAGCCAACCATAATGTATCTCCTTAAATATCAACTAATTAAACTATTCTTCCACGGGTATGTCCCTTACGGGCAATTCCATCAGCACGGCTTGAAGCACTGCTTTTACCTACTTTGCCGCCTTTCTTCATCATGGTAGAAGCGCCTGAGTACGCGCCTTTGCCCATAGACTTTTCCATGCCCTTGCTTTCATCTCTACGAGATTTAAGGCTCTGAGACTTCTTACCATTCCTAGCACCCAGAGACTCGTCTAGCCGGTCATTGTATCCCTGCTTTTTAACTTTACCACCAGCAGCCATACCGCCTAACCTGTTCTTTTCAAAGTCTTTTTCCCGGTTTATACGTCTTCGTTCAGCATCAGTGTTACTACCTGTTCTGTTACGAATCCGATAGATTTCATCATCCAGATTACGAATAACCTTTTTGTCATGTTTTCTACTAGGCATACCGCCCTCCTTAAAAGTTTTACCTTTGTCTGCTTTAGCAAACTCTTTACCCACACTTTGTGGGACTCCCGCTTTCTTAGCAAACTTAGGGCTGTTAGCTACTGCCGCCATAAATTTAGCTTGTTTCTTAGTTTTACTAGGCACTAACACTTCCACCGTTTTCTAGCTTGACGCAGCCTAGAATTAGGGTTCTTAGCTGCTTTTGGAAATTTTTTCATCTGCCCAGCAGAACGTGCACAGAACGACTTACGCCGCTTTGCAGCTTTGCTACCTTTCTTTACCTTACCAGTAACGGCTGTCTTGAGTTTAGAGCCAGGGTTGTCCCTACGATACTTAGCCACACCCTTCTTGGTCATACCTGCACCAGATTTAGTCGGACGCTTATGACCACCTTTAATGGTGTGGCCTTTCATAGTTCCCTTTTTCTTAGTAGCCATACTACTTATCCTCAAAGGTTAAAAGTTCAAGAGTTATATTAGTTTTATAAACATCTAAAAGACCTATTAAAGCTTCTAGCGGTACACCCTTATCTGCTTGATTTATAAGATACTGTGAAAGTTCTGTAGAAGCACTCTCAATTAATTTATCTTTATTTTTAGGATTTAAAAATATAACATTTTCCATATTATTTATACCACCTTGAATCTCTGTCTGCATTTATATGTTGACAATGAGCTTTTACTTCTGGGGCTTTAGGTTGGTTGTTTATTCTATCTGCAAAATAAAGACATC